AGCAAATTCAATTAGATCATTTCTGAATGAACTAAAGTCTTTTGAAAGGTACTTCACATCTTTTGATACATTCTTTTTAGCCATTAATATTCTCCAGTCTCAAACGTAAGCGCGATTTGTTCTTCCGCATCGGGGTTTAATGTTATTGAAAAAGTTAAAACTACTCCAACTTGATTTCCACGCCGTTCATCAAATTTAACATCTACATTCTGTATATTCACATATGGAAGTCAAACGCTCGTAACATTCAATATTTCTTCTTCAATTGCCAATGACATATCAGATTCAACCATAGGTTCGAATAACAATCTATGTAAATTCGATCCAAAATTTGGTTGCATTACTCTTTCACCACGTATGGTGAGAAGAAGATTCTTCAAATTTGTTGACGCCTGCTGTAAATTGGTTTTGGTTTGCTTAAAAGCACTTTGGGTGCCCCTTCCTAATGGAAAAGACAATCCAATTCAAGTATCAGGATTTAAGTCGTTTTCTCTTGCTCCCATTTTAGTTTCCTATTTTTAGTATTTATTTTATTTTCTTTTTGCCCATAATAGAACTTTTTATATAATCAAAAACGGCAGGTTCTCGTTTACCTTTCTGTTTTTCCATTACGGCATTGAACTCTTTTACGCTGTAATGTTTATTTAACCAATTCAAAATTGGAGCTGGTGCCATTCCAGCCTTTTGCCCAATTTCCTTCGCAATTGATTTAAAATCCGATGTATTATCAAGCCCCTCAAAATCATACGCTTCATTCAAAGCTTGAATCTCTTCTCTAACGATTTGCCTTAATTCCGATTTTTTCACTTAAATTCTCCTATTTTTTAAATTTTTTCACTAATGCGCTATAATCCCGTGTTAGCGCGTTGGACAGTGCCTCAGGAACTTCTTCACTGGTAGTTCCCATGGATTTTAAAGTGTGTGCAGCGGCTATATTTCGTTTGGTTTCGTCGTCGGTTCCAACTTGACCAGTTAAACCAGTTAATTCAGCCATACGGCTTCTATCAAATACGCCACCACCGAGTGTCTCATATTCATCGGATGGAACGCCCCCATTTGTCTCATTTAAAATTTGATTGAGCACTGGGTCTTCAACATAATTTTCCAGCTTTCTTTTTGGATTTGGTTTGGGTCGGGTGACATTTTCATCTAATAAAGAATTATTTTCTACGAATGAATCTTTACCCTTATCAATAAATATCTCCGTTAATTGTTTTCGGACCGCCATATTGACTTGTTTTTTCACATTTGTTTTAATTTCTTTTCGTACCACTTCTCTGATAATTGAAACTAATTCTGATTTTTTCATTTTATTTTCCTTTTTTCTTATATTCAAGGTGCTATTAATGGTGCTGGTGGTATTGTAAATGTACCGGTGTGGAATCACAAATCTATTATTGTCGCCATTTGATTAGCCACTACCACCGCTGGAGCTCCAGACATACCAACTGGAATAACTCCCTCTAAAATTATGGGTATTGGAGGCGGAATGTAAATTTGACCAGAAGGCAAACCACTACTCAATATCCCAGCTGTTATAGCAAATTGGGTAAATGCCAATTTCATAACTGTTAATGCCCCCACCGGTGGAAATTTAGGACCTATCGCTAAAACGAAAGCCTGTTTAGCTTGAGTAGTAACGGTTGCACCAGTTGGTAACACGTAAGACCCAAATGGTGCAACAGCTTGCTGGAAATATCCTCCAATGGCATCCGCCCAATCTTGGGGTGTAACGTCTTTCCCCGCTTCCATTGTCATCAAATCTGTTAAATTCTGTGCTAATATTGGTTGTAATAATGGCATTATTAAAGTGTCTTATTCTGTGGACTCAACATTTGAGCCAATCTAGTTTTTATACCCGCAAACTGTGCCGCATTAACTGGAGGACCACTTGGGCCAACACCAGTTGGAACGGTTGTTTGTGTAATAGCATCTATTAATTCTTCTAGCAATCCCAACAACGCGTCTCCCAATACAATAGGTTCTGTGGCGTCATCTGATCCCAATTTTATTTCTGGTGATTCAACTACCATCTTAGTAGTGGCACCAATGACAACATTATTATTGGACAATATTCCAATATCTCCACCGTTCTTAGTATTAAATATCAACTTATCAGAATTTAGTATAATTTGTTTACCTTCATTTAGAGCTGGGATTAACGCACTTGGATACCCCTGAATAATCGTACTTTCTTCATCGGATAACATTCATATTGAAGATGCATCGGCGTCTAAATTTTCATCTATTGGTTTATGCAATACAGACTCGGTATCACTTTTTACGGAGGCCAGTCCAGCATGGTCGGCATCTAATAAATGACCAACTGAAATTTTAATATTCGGTGATAGATTCGTTTCTAAACCATTTTTCCCAAAACGGATTCCCTGACCAAATCTGCCATTGAATAGTATGTCACCCTCATACGGTCACAATTGTCTAATATCCGTATTTACGGTAAAAGTTTCACCAATTGAAAAATCTTCAATATCTTTGAAATTCGAGCTTATTCCGGGGATGGAATTGGCATTAACCGATGCGTTTATATTTAATTTTTGAGTATAAAATCTAGAATAGAGATAATCTGCAACAATGACATATTCACCCTTTAATGGATATTCCTTGATGTTGGTGTCGAGTGGATATATTCATTGTAATTCTTCAATATCCTTGCCACGTTCATCGTGAATAAGCCGTGCCTTTATAGAACCCATTAATGAATAATTTTTAGAACCATCTGGAAAATCGGGAATATCTGCCTCATCTAACAAAACCTCTAATACTTCAGCGACTTCCAATTCATAGAATTCACTGGAAAATTCCCTAGCTTTTTGTAATTTATAAACATCATTCAATGTAGTCATGCCCCCGCCGAATGCTGGGAGTGTGAATACTTTATTTGTTTTTCTATGTGCCATCTACAAAATCCTTTGGTATTATTTGTTCAACATCCTTCATCGTACTGTCGGCCTTTTTCTTCAATTTATCCAATTCATTTGACGCGTCTTCGATTAATCGTTTCTTTTCATCATCGGATATTCCAAATTCCATTTCTGATCCGGATTTACCTTCAGCGGATATTAATTTTTGTATGATGCCAGCCAGCTTGATGAGATTTTCATCATTCTTAACTTTGATATCAAAATATTCCTTAATGATAGGCACGATTGTAGCCGCGGACGATTTGTCCTTTATTAATTCGGCCACCTTGGCAATTAATAATTCCAGCTGCTGTTTATTCTCAGTACTATTTGTATAGATGTCCTCAAATAAACTTGACAAAGTTTTGTCTTTAAAAATTTCATATTCATTGTTCATTTTCTGTCCTCTTAAGATGCGTATTATAACTCAGTAATAAATATAGACAAAGCAAAAAAAGGGCCTTAAATAAATAAGGCCCTCAATAATTCCAATTGTTATCAAATTTTACAAAAATGACCCCGTTGTAGCGGTGTCAACATATCCAGTATTATTGAATTGCTTCAATAATTTTTCATTATGTTTCTTCATTATATTGATAATGCGGGTGATATGCTGAGTCTTGGAACCTGTCAATTCCCTAATCAGTACATACAAATATTTCTTATTGAAATTCTCAATTTCATCACAGGTTTTCAATAAATATATTACCGAATCCGCCACTCCAATATCCTTTTTCCGCTTAAATACTACTGTTAAATTGTTTTCCCAATACTCTATAAGGTAGTTGATAAATTCGGCTTTATCTTCCTTTAGATGAACCTGCTTCTGCTCGGTAGTAACATTCCTAACAAAATCAATAACTTCAATACTGTCATGGATTTTCTTTTTAGCATAATTTCTGTTGTTGTGTAATATCAAATAGTTCTTAACCACTATACTGAAATACGAGAACGCTTTCCCTTTATGTGGTTTGTATTTGTGGATATTCATGATCAAAAATGATACCACTTCAGCCATAACATCTTCTACTGGGATGTCAAAATAATAAAATTTGAAAGTGTGAATGATATTCTCTGCCAACTTATCAAATGCTGCAGCAATTTCATTTCTATAAATAACATTCCGCTCTGAATGGGTGCGTACGTGATCATACTCGGCTTCCTTCAAGCATACATTACATACGTCGTCGATATTTACACTTTTAATTTCCTTAACCTTGGAATTAATTTGATCTTCTGTATAACCCATTTTGATTAAAATTTCGGACTTGGTATTGTACCAATCCGCTGGGTGAGAATTACAACATCTACTTAATCTCTCATTGTACCGGACAACCGCATCTTGGGTGTCCAATGTAAAATACATGTTACTCTTTTTCTTTTTTCTTGCCATTCTATTCCTCTACTAAATCTGATAACATTTCCACCACTTCTTTAATCTCATTAAAAACAAAACCTACTTCATCATCTGCTTCAAAAACTCCGGTGGAATCAATTCGTTCCAACTCCTGTTGGACATTAATAATTTTTCCAGTAAATCCCTCGACCCACTGCTCTAAAAATAAATTCTTCTGAAATTGATTATATATGACATACCCCATTGCCATTATTATTAATAGGACACCAAATATCGCGATGCTCCACCAACCAATTCCTAAATATACGTTTATGACTAATAAATTAACCGCTAAAAATCACACGCCCCCAACACCAATTAATATTTCTTTTAAATTCATCTTATTTCTCCATTCCTTCAAAAATTTCCGTAAATGTGGCCATTGGATCAACCTTAGTCTTCGGTTTTTTCGATTCGACCTTTGGTTTGGTCAGTGATTCTTTAATGCTATTAATAGCTTTTTTCTCTTGTTTCGTTTCCAAATTTACTACATTCATACGAGTGTCATATTCCATGCGAGTGGCCATCCAGTCGGCCCAATGGATGATAAATGGTAGATGATTCTTCATCTGCATTGCATCCGTATAGGTATTGAAATATGATTTGTTCAATTCCTTAAACATTCCATCGGCCAGTCTGATGCCGTACATTTCATTGTCCGTAATTTTGATATCGAATTGTTGTAATAAGAATAGTGACCTATCGGTGACATCCATAAAATTTAGATCGGGGTTGTACTCATATCTGATGCCCCGTTTGATTTGCCAATCCTGACTAACTGGTATATAATAATCGTGATTATAATCACCCAATTTTCCTAGATCGTGATGCATAGCCGCGAAGATTCTTTCTTCTTCTGTAAAGTCCGTTGTTCCACCAACATGCCGATACATCTTAGCCATTTTATCTGATATATCAATAATATTCAGACAATGCTTTAAATAACCACCCGGTACGGCTAAATGAAAATGATCCTTACCACTAGCAGGTGCTAGTAATAATCTATCTCCAAAATGCTCATACATTTTAATTAAATTGTTTTTCCGTTCACCCTCAAATGTATCATCGATAACTTCCATGAATTTATCATAACATTCACCTATTTCTTCTGCTGTTAATTTAAACATAACCTATTCCTTCTTTTTGTTTTAGTGGAGTTGGGCGGATTCGAACCGCCGTCCGCAACGTAATCTAAATAAGTCATTCACAAGCTTAGTATCCTTTTTATATTTGATGTCGGATTTGCTAAAAGGTTACAAAATAATTCCGGGGTTTATACCAACACCCGTGGTGATCCAGTTTGAATTCACTCATACTGTAAAAGTTATCTAATGACGACGTTGATTGCTACTATTAGAATCGTAGGTCAACGCTATAGCGCAATTAAGCTGCTACAGGGTATGCGTAATTTGTGCCAGTTATTTTCTGTTTGTTTAGTTTTTAGGACTCACTCTGTCCGCTTGCACTTATTGTCAAAAATCATCCCGTCGAATACCAATTACAACCCCGGGTTAATCTATAAGTTTATAGCCCTTATGGCTTCGTTTCCGTTCAACGACTTGTTTATGGAAACTTTTTATATTCATGTCATGTTCACGGCATCATTTACTTAAACCGTGAACTTCAAATATCAATCCATTTTCATCAATTAACGTATATGTTTTAGCAGTTAATTGATTTCCTTCATTGAAAGGTGTATTTCCATGTTTCCCCAAATTTCAATATCCCCTCGTCCCGACTGGAAATTTTGCATTTGTAACAGAAGAGCCTTTTCTACCACCTTCGATCATTGCTATTTCTTGACATTTATCTCCGTCAATTAGTCCCGCGAGACCTTTTCATGCTACTTCATCTTGTCACCTACCATGCTCTTCAAATAATTTCTTATGTGCTTCTGCATGATCTTCAGGCGTCAAAGTCTCTATATTTTCTGGGTCGTTTGTACCACCCGCATGTGTCGGTATCTTATGATGTTTATGCTTCATATATATAACTATCGTCTGATATTCTCAAACGTCTGTATTATTTTAATCTTCTCTGTAATTGTCATCGGTGTCAAATCCAGCACCACCATTCGGAATATCATCCATATTGTAATCACTATACGGGTCCTCATACTGAGCAATCAGAATATTGTGTGCTTCTTCAACTTTACCTCAATTAGAATCTTCTATTGCTTCTTCTAGCAAACTGAGAATAATATCTAATTTATCCATGTCATTTCCTCCTATAATTTGGTGACTCCTGTCATTAATTAAATAGGAAGAACTTAAATTTTTATCGCATTTATTTGTAAATACTTAAATATTTTAAGCGGTATCTTTAAATGTTTTATTGATACCCAATGCTAACAGTATCAGTTGGACTCCAATGAGCCAAAATTTTAAAGTTAGATACGCCATTGGGATGGGTATAATTATAAGTGGCATTAGCATACATGCTATCATCCATTTGTTGTACATTTATTTTTTCCTTTATTTCATTAAATGGGGCTTGGCTTCAATCTGGCCCGCACTTGTTACTCGGACAAAATCACAATTGGCCTGAAATGTTTCAATATCAATTGCCCCACAATAACTCATGGCCGATTTTAATCCCTCTACTTGTTCCTTTAAAATTCTCTTAGCGGAACCTTTAAATTGAACTCGTACACTATTTCCTTCGATGTGGCTATCCTCACCCCTGTCCAATTTAGATGACAACGATGCGGAACCTCTATATTCCTTATACAGTTGTTCATTTGGATATTTACCCTCACGTTTGAACGTGCCGGGAGTTTCTTTTGTGCCCGCCAATAATGAACCAAGTACAACCGTACTTGCCCCAGCTCCAATGGCCTTCGCCATATCACCCGGAGTAGTAATTCCACCATTTGATGAAATTGGAACGTGTCCTCCGGCCCACATGGGTTCTCCACCACCTTGAGTATATACTCTGGTCATGGATTCCACGCATTCCTGTATGGATGAAATCATAGGAATTCCAACACCCGCTCTAATACGTGTTTCACATAATGATCCCCCACCAATTCCAACATGAATCCCGTCAGCTCCCCACGCAATCAAGTCCCTAACCGCATCGGCGGTCGCGACCGTTCCCACAAATAATTCAGTTTGAATGCTGGTTGATTTAAGAAATTTAATCATATTTTTAACACCGATGTGATGCGCGTGTGCAACATCAATCATGAGAATATCAACTCCAGCATTTATCAATCTTAAGGCCCGCTCTTTGTCGGCATCCTTGGCACCGATTGCGGCACCAATTGGATACTTGTGAATTTCCAATTCTTCATCGGTATAATCGGCAATCAATTGGATGGTCTTTTCGACTTCCTCAACTTGATCATCAATTGACATAAATCTATGTATGAATCCAACCCCACCCTTTTGATACATTAGAGCGGCCATTCTAGATTCACATATGGAATCCATAGCGGTCGCGATTATTGGAATATCCAATATCCAATTAGTAGTGATGTGGGTCGAAATATCACAATTAGATCGGGAATCAACTTCCGAAAATTTCGGTATAATTGAAACATCGTCAAATGTTAAAAATTCTTTCATTCTAAACGCCGTATTTCAGAATTACTTTACTTAGGATAACGTCTCCACCCTTTTCGGAAACTTCATTAACCGCGGCTTCTGAACCTTCTTGGGTTACGCCGGCCATTGCATCTAAAACCATTACTACTTTGAATCCCTCATCAATTGCGTGTAAGGCGGTGAATTTGACACAATAATCTGTTGCCAAACCAACCACATAAACCATATCAATCAAATTGGTTCTAAGTGTATCGGCCACTTCCGTAATACCACTTCCATCATTTTCTCTAAATGCACTGAAAGGATGTAGGTTTTTATCTTCACCTTTTGAAAGTAAAATATGAACATCACCAACATTGAAATCCTTATGAAATTCAGCACCTTTAGTACCATTAACACAATGGACAGGCCATAGCATTTCTGGAATGCTATTCATAACACCCATTGCATAATCATCTAAACCTTGATTCTTTGCAAAACTCAATGAATCTTTTGGATGGTAATCCCCAGACGCTAAAATCAAATCAAAATCGCCTTTTTCCATTAATTCATTAATGGTAGGAACGATTGCATTTGCACCGTTAACACCCATAGCACCACCTTCACAAAAATCATTTTGTAAATCTACAACAAATAATGCTTTTCTCATATTATTCTCCTTTACCTATCATGTAGGCTATTACTCTTGAACTTATCTTAAATCCAATTCTTTTATAGTGATCAATTGTCGCTTCAAGTCGATCTTGTGCAACAATTAAAACTTGTATCTGTTCACCGTCATCCAGCTTCTGAGCACTTACTTTTTCACATCCAGCCATTCTAGCGGCCCAAACTTCTTCATCTGAACCTCCCGAATTACTCATTCCCAGAGGATACATTTTGGTGACTGAAGCTTCATATCCAGTTTCTTCAAGCAATTCCCTATCGGCCGTCTCGTATGGGGTTTCCCCTTCATCTACAAGCCCAGCTGGAAATTCCAATACTTTACAATCAACTGAATGTCTGAAATTTAAAATCATTATTAGATTATCATCCATGTCCGTTGGTATCATATATACCGCTTTACGACCTCCAACACGAGATGTGAATTCATAATCATCGTGCCCTTCAACTTCTCGGGCTCGCATTTCCATCCACTTACCACTATATAAAACTTTAGTCATTCTGATATTCCCTTATGTATGTTGGGGGTAATGTCTTTTTGTGATTGGATGAAATTATCCGAGACATTATTAGGTTTTGCTTTTCATATGAAATGGGACAATCGGCTTTCCATTCACTAGATGGAACATCCAAAGATTTTTTATACCACCGTAAAAATGCGTCAAGTTCAACATATGTTAAACCAATCTCATCTTCATCAGTCTGACCTTCCCATAATCCGGCAGAAGGTGGTTTATTGATAATTGACTTGGGAACTCCTAATTCTCGAGCCAATTCGTATACTTCATCTTTGTAATAGTCACCGAGTGGTTCAAAATCAACCGCTCCGTCACCCCATTTTGTGAAGTAACCAATAGCGTGTTCTGTTTTGTTGCCAGTTCCAATGACTAGATAATCCAATTCGGATGCTACACCGTAAAGAACTGTCATTCTGATTCTAGCTTGAATATTAGCTAGTGTCATCTGGTTCATTTTACCATTACCATTACTATGCATGGCCGATGGTCTTATAGCAGATTGAAAATCCATATACATGCCTGATGCATGAATAGTTTGATGATCAACTCCCCTACTTTCATATGCGTAATGCCACATATCAGTCGAATTTCCATATTCTTCTTCAGTATTGGCCAAAATTGGGATACTTATCGCGTGGACATTTTCTTTTCCGAGTGCTCTAATGGCTAGCTCGAAAGAAACGGCGGAATCAATCCCGCCGCTCAGTCCAATAACAACCCCAGTTTTGCCAGCACCATGAACATAATCCTTAATCCATTTTTCTAAATGTCTTACTTCTTTTTTAGTATCCATGTTACCCCTCTTTCATACCTGAAGATACAAGATTTAATTGTAAAAGTCAAGCGTTATTTTTAATACATTCCACCCATTTGTTGTCCTGCCATTGGGTTGACAGGTTCATTATCGCTTGGGATTTCACTAATTGCACACTCTGTTGTCAATAGTAATCCAGCAATTGAAGCGGCATTTTCTAAAGCTGCACGAGCAACCTTAGTTGGGTCAATAATACCATTTTCAATCATATTTTTGAATTCTTCTGCTCTAGCGTCGAACCCAAAATCATCCGTGCCCTCTTTTACTTTAAGCACCACTACTGAATCTTCCCAGCCAGCGTTCTTAGCGATTTGGCGAATCGGAGCTTCTAAGGCTCTTTTCAAAATGTCAACTCCTAATTGTTGATCACCCTCTAATTTCAAGTCTAATTTCTGTGATGCCCGCAATAATGCAACTCCACCACCGGGAATAATTCCCTCATCCACAGCAGCTCGAGTAGCGTGAAGTGCGTCATCTACCCTATCTTTTTTCTCTTTCATCTCAACTTCAGTAGCGGCACCGACATTTAAAACGGCTACCCCACCTGACAATTTAGCCAGACGTTCTTGCAGTTTTTCCCGGTCATAATCGGAAGTTGTGTTTTCAATTTGCACTTTCATTTCATTGATACGATCTTCAAGAATTTTACTATCACCATCACCACCGACAATAATTGTTCTATCCTTATCGATAATGATATTTTTACATGTGCCCATCATATCTAGATCAGCATTTTCAAGTTTGTAACCCTGTTCTTCAGAAATCACGGTTGCACCAGTTAAAATGGCTAAATCTTCCAACATAGCTTTTCTACCGTCACCAAATCCTGGTGCCTTAACTGCCGCAATATTCAATGTACCTCTCAATTTATTTACAACCAAAGCTGCTAGAGCTTCACCTTCAACATCTTCAGCTACAATCAAAATCGGCTTTTTAGTAGCGGCCAATAATTCCAAAACCGGCAGAATTTGCTGTACTCCGCCAATCTTTTTATCATGCAGTAAAATTACCACATCGTCCAATTGAACTTCCATTGTTTCCGAATTGGTTACAAAGTATGGTGATAGATAGCCCCTATCAAATTGCATGCCCTCGACCGTCTCAAGATAGGTATCGGCCGTATTTGATTCTTCAACCGTAATAACTCCGTCTTTTCCAACCTTATCCATAGCATCAGCGATAATTTCACCAATTTCTATATCGTTATTTGCGGACACAGTTCCAATCTGTGAAATCTCTTCTTGGCTCTGAACATCCCTGCTCATATCCCTAATAATTTCAATTACTTCTTTTACACCAGCATCAATCCCACGTTTAATTTCCATTGGATTTGCACCAGCGGTGACATTTTTCAATCCTTCTTCGACAATTGACTGGGCCAATACTGTGGCGGTTGTCGTGCCATCGCCAGCAATATCGGATGTCTTTGACGCTACATCACGTACCATCTGGGCACCCATGTTCTCTCTTGGGTCTTCCAATTCAATTTCCTTGGCGACTGTTACACCGTCTTTAGTAATGTATGGAGAACCAAATTTCTTCTCAATTACTACATTTCTGCCTTTGGGTCCCAATGTTACACGCACTGCATTAGCAAGAGTATCAACTCCAACCTTTAACTTTTCTCTAGCTTCCCTATCAAATTCTATATATTTTGCCATTTGATTTTCCTTTTATTTTTATTGTAATCCTAACGTGAATTTGCAATTTTCTATTGCTTCTTGTGAATCACTTGTGTTTTTTCCTACATTGTCTGACAATTTAACCGCGTGAATTTTTCTTGAATTCCTATCGTAAATGCCACTTAATTTTATAACCATGTTCAATGGTATTACTCCAGTATCGTTGGTAAGGTTAGTACCAATTCCAAATGAAGTTTTGATTTTATTTCTAAAATGTTCCGTTATTTCTACGGCTTTTGGTACATTCAATCCATCTGAAAATACTATCGTTTTTGACATTGGATCGATTCCCAATGATTTGTAATGCTCGATAATCTTCTCACCAAACTCAATTGGGTCTCCACTATCGTGCCGAACTCCATCGAATAATTTAGCGAAATACATATCAAAATCCTGTAAAAATACGTCTGTTGTATATGTATCTGTTAATGCGATACCCAAGCTTCCTCGGTATGTATCACTCCATTTTTCTAAAGATTTGTATGTAGCTGACTGATATCCGTATTTTGCTCCGTGAAACATAAACCATTCGTGGGCGTGTGTTCCAATTGGAGTAATATCGAATTGTTCAGCTAAATGTACATTACTTGTACCAACCAAAACGTCATGTAAATTCTCAATAACCAATCGATGAATTTCATAAGAACGCCGGCGCCGTGTACCAAAATCAGCCACCTTGATTTCCGAACCTTGAATCATATTCCGTTTTGTGAGAATGCTATTCATTGTTTCGGGCATGTTTGGTAGTGATGATCTTAGATATACTTCAGAAATAATAGCCATTAAAGGTACTTCCCAAAGGATAGTTCTATACCAAGGTCCCATTATTGACAGTTCCAATTCGTTATTTTCATTGGAAGTCATCGTAACTTCACTTGGATCAAATCTATATCCACTTAAAAAATCAAGATACATTCCATCCAAGTATGGAGCCTTATCTTCTAAGAATTTCCGTTCCTTTTCAGTTAATGACAATGTTGCCATAGCATTAATTTCACGCTGAATCTCTTCAACGTGTTCGTGGGTGAATATGTTATTCTCTGGATTTCGATTTTTAAATCGGTATTCTACTATTGTATTTGGATAGTGCTTAACAACCGCGTTCTGCATCGTGAATTTGTACATATCATCATCTAAAATAGATTTTATAATCATAACCTTGTCCTTTTTAATCTTCTATAAATAGTTTCCAATTTCCTGAAAGTATCAAACTTTCTGCCTTTTTCCATTTTAATTCTCGTTTTTCTTCATCCCTTGTTATTGTCACCTTTTCATTTCTGCCAAACTTTCGCTCGGACTTAATTGGTTCCAACTTGACTTCCCGATCAAACATAGTAATTCCATTCAAATGGTCCAATTCGTGTTGAGCGGCGACACATTCTAACATATCAATTTCATTTCTACTCAACGATGTAAAACATACACCTGCAGGATAATTATCAGCTGATACTTCTATTGTACTAAATCTTTTTGTTTTTGCTGATTTTCCGGGGAATGATAGGCATCCCTCATCGTAATAGATTTCCCCAGACTGATTCGTAATTTTTGGATTGATGAGATAAATAGGTTCTTTTACATTGATAACCACGACATTCTTTTCAATTCCAATTTGGTTGGCGGCGATTGCCACCCCAGCTTCAGACGTGGATAAAACATCAAATAACTGTGCGGCAATCAGTTCACCTTCTTCAAGTGAGACATCCACACATTTATTTCTTAGAAGTTTTTCGTCTGTAATAATTTTATTCATCAATGAATCCCATAATTTTCTGATATTCCAGTACTTTACCATAATAATAAATAACCATTTCTCCCAAAACATTTTCCTTGGTTGTAATGATTTTCATATAATCAGCGTGAATATCGTCGGGCACAAAGTCCAAATTGTCCATTACTCCTGGCAATGTACGGTATGCGGAAAGTACATTGGAATGCATTTTCACATACCATTCATACTTTTCAAAATCCGTTAAATCGGTTTGATCCCAATCAGTCATTTTATTTCCAAGTCCTTCCATTGGGTCCCACTAATACGATGCCCTTAATATTGTCCTTACCAACTTCTTTTCGGAATTTGGTTTGAGCCTTTTTGGCTTCGGCAACGGTATCGAATTTTCCCCATGCTCGGTTGTTGTCACTCGCGACAAAGTATTTTTTATTTTTTAATTTATACGGAATTTTAAGTTCACCAGATTTGGTTTGAACTTTTACCGTTTTCTTGACGGGCTTTTTCTCAGTCTTAGGACGACCCGGTTTTGCTGTACCGGCGGCCTTTTTCAAAGCAGCTTTTTTATTTTCATGCCTCTTAATCAATTTGAGACGACGACGTTCGGCCTTTTCCTTAGCGGCCAATTTCTGATCCGCTTTAATTTTCTTAACATCTGATACTGGTAATGTACCCTTTAATTTGGTCTGTTCCTCGCCCCTATGAAATACGTTTTTGTCCTTATCAACAAATACTTTCATAAACTGCCATCCCCGCGGGCGACCACTGGCTTTCTTAGTTTTTACTTCAGTAAATGGAACCCTGCCCATTGTATGTTTATAACAAATTGCACCAACGCTATGTACATCAATTTTTACTTCTTCTGTACATCCTTCTTCTTTACAAACTACCCATTTGAATGCTACTGATCTTGAATCAAAATCCTTACCAGATGCTTTAGCTTTAGTTCTTTTTGCCAATTTCTTACGTGCCATTAAATATTACCCTTCATCGCAGATTGCGATTAATTCATCGGGAGTTCTAACCGACCCATTGTCGGCTTCCCATTTTTTCTCTTCATTTTTATTAGCGGCTTCCGCCAGTTGACGGGTGTATTTTAGAATAATACGCCTCGCGATATTTATCTGTTTTCTACTCAAGAAATTATTCTTAAGATAGAACTTCGAAAAAGAAGTCATAATCTCAGCGTGTGCTCCAGAGTATCCAACCCCATTCGCTTCGATTGTGTATTCGGAACTTTGTTCATCGGCGGTCTGTAAATCATAAATGACTAACATTCCACGAACAACTGCGTCATCTCTAACGATTAATAAGTTCCTGATATCTTCTTTTTTCCATATTTTCATTGTGTTTTCCTTTTCTCTCATACCTGAAGATACAAGAAAAAAATGACAAAGTCAAGCGTTATTTTGCAATATAGCAAGAAAAATGCCTAATAAAATTAGGCATCTCTCAGTTTGTTTACTAATTGTTTGTAGAAAACCAATGGATTAGCACTTGAGGCCAACCCAGATACTTCACCAGCACCAGTTTCTACAATGTGGAAATTAAAATCATTGTCAATTCCAATATCAATAGTTAGAAATGGAACATTCAATTCCTTTGCAATTCTGTCCAAATGGATATACATGGAACCATCACCAATATACTTAGGATTTTCACATCCATTGGCGTTAAACGATGCCATTTTTCCATTGACAAAAAATGCTCGGAATTCCAATGAGTTTCCATTTTCATCTTTTTTGAAATCGATAAATTCCTTAGCGACAATTCCCTCATTAAATCCATACATTTTACGACCCCTGATCATATTATGAACAGTCATATTTGCGGCCTGATAGTTTGTAGGATCGGTTACAACCAATGCGTTGTCAATACCCTTAGCTGACTTTACATAATCTTTAACGATATATGGTTTGCCGTCCAATTGAGTTTCAACATATTCTGGATTGAAATATTTAGCTGGAAGTGTCACCGTTTTTGGTGAGTATTTCCGCAATGTTTTTGATGCCATATATGCATATGGAAAGTAATGTACTTTGGTATAGTCATTGTGATTTTGGAAAAAGGCATAACCTTTATCTTCCAATTCGCCCTGAAACCATTTCATTGTAGCGTCATCCATCATCCAGCCACGATAAAGTAATGTACCTTCACCTTCTGGAATTTTTTGTAACCACCCGTATCCACCAGCGTCCATATCTGCAAAATCGAACAACATGATATTTTGACCCAATAATTTTAGAGCCTCATATTCTTCTTCAAATCCGAAATCTGGTTTGTTTTTTTCAAGTGGGTTTTGTGGTAATAAAAAAATCATATCTTTTCCTTTCATACCTGAAGATACAAGAAAAAGCCGATAAAGTCAAGCGGTATTATGCTTTTTCTAAAAATAATTTCCGATAACATTTTTCTCAATCCGCTTCGGCAACGGCGTCCGCTTCGATTTCATATGGGCAATTTGGAGCGTTATTATACATATTGATATACCGAGACAATCAAACTGGCGATTGATGGTAATGTTTGAATTCGTGTATCATAACAAATATAGTTCTCTGTATATCCATTCCTTCCGTTTTTGGATAGATAAATACCTCGTTATCCTCAAATACGAATTCTCCATTGCTGGGGTGATCTTTAGTGTTGTCTATAATCAATTCGGGTTCAAATCCCTGATATTTACTGACACCATATTCTGTGAGGCATCAGTTGAATATGTTCTTAATAACCTTATTTGTAACTTTTGTAGCCATATTAACCTCTAAAGCTCTTTCCTAATTCTTCAATATAATCTAAAGCATCTTCCTTATTTGGAAATACAATATCAGATTCCATAAGTACAAACGCGTGTCTATGGATATTGCCTTCTTCCATCGCTACCACAACGTGTTTGTTGTGCAAATAGGCGGCAGTGATTTCACACACCGACCCAATTGATACTATTTTAGAACCTGTCAAATCCACAAATACAATATCCGATTGTTCCACCATCCAATGATCACGACCTACAATTGCCCTATCCGTGGTGATTGGTGATAAATATTTCATCTTCTGACCTTCGGAAGCTTCACATTTCATTTCCGGTCTAGTGTATTTGGCTTTGCCAAATAATGGGGACAATATGGTATAGTGTTTTTTTAACCGTTTGATAGTGCCGGCCCACTTTTTTTCTACATCTTCAAATGTCCCACCTGTAATGGGACCAGCGATGTATAATTTCATTTTATTTTTAAACATTTATTTTCTTCTACTTTCTCACATCTTTTTATCTGCACATGGCTTTGAACAAGTCTTTTTGTATCTGCCATTTTTGTATCATCGTGGGTATGTATAAATTTCATATTCCTGTCCACATACAGGGCATTTCAACTGGAAATATTCTTGGATGGTTTTACCTTTGTTCCAAGTATTAGTCAATTCCCCACTTGCAAATTTTTTCTTTTTTGTAATTTTTTGTTTCTCTGATCCTGCTTTGATACGGGGATCGTCGGATGTTAATCCTTTGTTCCACGGTTCCTGACCCATGTGGGAATCACTATTCTTTTTCCTAGTTTCGGCCGTTTGTTTATGACCAGTTAAAGCGATAGAAACATTCCGATTGCGTTCAGCTGAATGCCATGGTTGTCCGTTGTTATGCCTCGCCTTAATTATTTTCTTGGAAGCTTCTGGTGTGCATCCACCTTCACCACCAGGATACAAATTATATCCAATATTGACAGCATCGGTCATTTTAATTCAATATATTTCTCTGATATTCAATTGTGTTTCATCCTCACAATGCTCTATAACTTCTTTAACAAAATTTTCCTTGCCGTATTTTTTTATTGCTTTTTTCAATATGGACCCCGAACCAATATAGTCGGGGTCATCATATTTAGATTTCCCTATGTAGAATTTGCCGTTTAAGGTGTTTGTAGTTTTGTATATAATCATTGTCTTTCTCCTTCAATAATAAGTATCATCAAAAAAAGAAAAACACGCTATTACTTTAGCAGTCTATTTACTGAAACGATCAGCAATCTCCATTGCAGCCCAGGAGTCTGGTTTTCCAACCGCTGTGAAACCAGCACCTGTAATGTAACCAAGACACTCGTTCATAACCGCGTTACTAGCGTGAATTGGATTGCTACTTACATCAGCGTGAATAGCTTCAACGCAATATCCAGCGTCTTCCAGAATTGGATTCAACCACATTGCTGTTTCTACGGACATGTGAGTTTCTTGAAACAATTTCTGCCTGATAGAAATCTTGTAGCCCAATTTTTCAACGGTCTCTTTGTAATAACCACGACCACCCTGTCCATCGAACAACACGATAACTGCAGTAATGTACTTAATGCTACCGTTCTTAACTTGACTGTCACTTCCGATATACCAAGTCAATTTATCAGTTGGAGCACTTGCAATGTCCTTTAGAATTGTCTGTTCCAAGTCATCGACTTTTTTGCGTGTGAATCTTTGCCATTTTGTCATTTTATAACCCTTTCTTTAGTTTATAGTTGGGTATAATAATTTTTACCCAACCATTATAGTTGGGTATAATAATTGAGGAAGATACTGGAATCGAACCAGTGTACCCTTACGGACAGCCTTAGGTTAGCAACCTAGCACATTACCACTCTGTCAATCTTCCTTGTTAATAAGTATCTGTTAATATGCGTAAATACAATTATTTATGCATCAATTGCATGTAATTCTGGTATAAACACCTTTGTAATTTGAACATTTTCAGCGTATGCTAAATCCGTTCCATCTGTTGTCAAAATATCAATTGCCATTCGGTGACGGAAATTCATAGTATCTTCAATCTGATAAATGCCATCCCAAATGCCCGCACCTGTTACTTCCACATAATCACCCATTTCGAATATTCCCTTACCATATGCGGGGTCATCCTCTGGCAATCGGTGACTTAATTTTGTATGCATGTCCCAACTAATTGCAATCCATCTATGTTGTGACGCATTTGGTATATCAATTTTTGCACCACTTGCGGTAATATCTGGGTCGGCATCACATTGGGCTTCGACTGGGTAATAATTTGTTACCCTTACCGCCAATGATGTTGGTTTTTCCAATTCGGTTACTCTCGCTTCCAAATCCACAATGTGCTTTAAAGCATCCGTTAAATCTATATATTGTTCATACGCTACCATTTGTAGTGTATCTATTTCTCCTTGCAAATGTACTTCCATTGGAAATACTGATATTGCATTGTATGATAATACAACCATTAGGCTGAATATTAATGTTACCGACATTACTATTAAAAGTAATTTCTTAACGCTCATAATGAGCATTGTCGGTATCTTAATTTCTGGGTCTTCGGTTTTCATTTTAACTCCTTGTTTTTATTGTAGAAATAAGTATCAAATCAAATTATTTCCAGTGTAATCTCGGAAGGAATCGAACCTTCATTTCGGGTTTAGGAAACCCACGCACTTTCCGTTGTACTACGAGATCATGTGCCCCCACTTAAGGGGGCTAGTTGTTTATCGACCTATGGATTTCATTGGTTGTACGGAATCATTCCCGATATTAATAAGAAGGTCAACATTCTCATTATCTTTAGCCAACTCTACGATTTCCTTTTGAATTTCAAGTTCACGTAGTCTAAGGTATTCAGAATTTGTCATATTAAATTCTTTCTTATACGCCTTATCTGCGGTAGCTTTATTCAATTCAGCAGCGGCCCGATTTAATTCTGCAGCAGCTCGAGCATCTTCTGTTTTCTGACGCTGTTTCTGTGCTGCGGTTTTTATCGTTTCATCCAAAACCAATTGTGGTGGTGTCACCTTACCAATATTAACACGAACGACTTCTAATGGAAGACCCTGTTCTAAAATATATGCTTCGATATTTGCCCACGCTGATAGAGCCATTGAGTCTGTTACTGCCCCATCGGTTGTCAATGCAAACATGGTTTGTCCACGACCGAAATTTCGAATAAACCCTCTAAATTTCTTCGCGATTTTATTCTTATACCAATTAACTCCAGCAATTTCATGCAATAGTGGGGTTTTGTTATCCACAATTTTTAATTCGAGAAATGCATCAAAATCGACTGGGTTGTTGTCCGCCGTAATAAGATCATTAAAATTCTCTTTATATTCTGTGGGATAGATAATATAAGTTTCATCCGATGTCGTAAACAAAGTCCACCGGGTTTCCCCAGCAATCAATGGTTCCGGAATGATACCACTCATAAACCCAAAAATAATAGGCTTCCTCACAAAAACCACTTCTTCACCAGCATCCGCTGACGATACACTACAATCCATTACTGAAAACGCCATAATGAATATTAACAATACCAACATAAATTTTCTCATTTTTTCTCCTTTGAGCTTTATGTGTTTATAACTTATCTACCCCATCTACCAACCAGGTAAATGGAGCTCTTATTGATTTGTCAAACTTAGCCATCATATTAATAGCACCTGCGGGATTTAATGAATGGACATAAATAGTTTCATTATTACCTTTCACTCCCTGTTTAACTAACCACTTTGCAAATTCAGAGCCAGTATTTGACTCCTGAATACTTACCATTTGATCTCCACCCAAATCATGATCTAAGAAATAGATATCAAAAATGGTATCATATTTATTCCACTTGATTTTGGCATCTTCAATTTCATCAGACCATACGATTTTATAATCATCAGTATCTAACAATTCCGGCATGTGTTTATAAAACCATTCCATCCTGTCCATGTCATCTTCAAGTATAAAGACGCTTATGGTCATTATTTAACACCGATAATACTGTCTATCAAACCATATTCTACGGCTTCTTCTGCCGACATGAAAAAATTGCGGTCGGCATCTTTTTCAATTCGATTGAGTCTTTTGCCACAAAATTTGGCTAACATTTGATTCATTTTCTTTTTGGTTTTTTGAATCTCTTCTGCCGCAATTATGATATCTGAAGCCTGTCCTTGGGCTCCTCCCATCGGTTGATGAATCATAATTTTGGAATTTGGTAAAGCAAATCGTTTACCCTTTTCTCCAGCCGCTAACAATAATGCTCCCATACTAGAAGCCTGTCCAACGGCAATCGTTGAAACATCAGCTTTAATAAAATTCATTGTGTCCATAATGGCCAAGCCAGAAGTAATAATTCCACCGGGGCTATTGATATACAGATTAATATCTTTTTCATTATCTTCAGATTCAAGAAAAAGTAATTGTGCAATTACTGCAGTAGATACATTATCGTCAATCGGAGTACTCAAGAAAATAATCCGTTCCTTTAATAGACGACTGAAAATGTCATAAGCACGTTCTCCTCGCCCAGTTTGTTCTACAACCATTGGTATTAATTGATTAATCATATTTTAGTCTTCCATTTCTATTTCGAAAATGGCCGCTAAATTCTCACCATTTTCAATGGCCGTTTGGGCCTTATCGTAATCTTCCATTGTCACACTTTCAATTGGAAATTCACCGATTAGATGAACTCCACCATAACCTTGACTATCCTTTTCAGCGTCGGAATACCTACCATTAATTTTATCCTTTTCAAACCCAGTATAAAATTCCAACCGCTCCGTGTCCAAATTGATGATATATGCATATTCACAAAAAAGTGAATTGGATAAAAATTCTTCAGAATCTATCATAAATCCAACTTTAACATTTGATTCAAGTAAACCCTGTCCCTCCCTTAAAAGACAATACCAGTCGTCATCAGATTGGGTTGCAACCCCATCATCAAATAATCCATTGTCCTTGCACAACTGTTTTTGCACAGTAGTTGGGGTGTCATCTTCATTAACCATAGTAATCGCGTCAAAATCTTCATTCAGATTTTTCAAATCACGACCCCTATTTTCTAAATATAAAATTACATTCTTGCCCAATTCACTTGGATAAGAATCATAATGATTATATGTTACTTTATGTTCTCCGTTTCTAATAAATCCGAGTGCTCCTCGAGTTCCCATGTATCCTCCTTTGGATAATAATAATCCGGCAAATCGTCATATTTCAGACTATTTACAGAATCTTCGTTTTTGTCCATTGTTTTTTTCAATTCTTCTGAGCTGATTTCTTTTACATCAAGTGCAAATGCGGCACCACCAATTTCGGAAGAATCACGGCCCGCGTGGTGCATGGTCAATGAATGTTCCATAAACCATTCTTCAGCGATACGTTTAAGATATTCTTCTGAATGTTCTCCCTCAATAATATAATGATGTACGGCACGCACTTGTAAAAACGTGTACTTCTTTTCAGACAATTTCTGTCTCCTTTTGTGTTACCTGAAGATACAAGATTATATTGACAATGTCAAGCTTTATTTTATAAATTGTTGATTAAATTCTGTGATTTTGATACGGTTTTGACCGGGAACCCAAGGACTTTCAGCTTCACGCTGAGCCTTAATTTCGTCTCTAACTGCCATTTTGTGTTGCATTTTATTGACTACTGTGTCCCAATGAACCGGTGTGTAATTCCACAAGTCGGTCCCAATGTCAAAGGATAGTTTATCATCCCATTCCGTTGCATTTCCGTGTGAGTGTCCGTATAGGTGCCATGATCCATGAAACGATTTGTTCCATTCACTCATTTGATAGTGGCACATTGTGATTGATTGTCCATCAATTTTTGTTTCGTACATCGGTTTGATAAATTGAAACTTTTTCTTAGCGTCGCTGTTGAGCGTATCGTGATTCCCAATGATGAGAATCTTCTGACCGTTCAATCTATCCATCCAATAATCGGGTCGCATCCATGCGAAGTCTCCCAATATATAAACCAATGATTTTTCAGTTACAACCGAGTTCCAATTTTCAACCAATGCTTCATTCATTTCATGCACATTGTCATACGGTCTATCACAGTGCCGTATAATACTTTGATGTGCGAAATGAAGATCAGCGGTAAAAAATCGTTCCATTTTTATTTTCCTTTATTTGTATAGTGAATGTATTTTCTAGGGATGATGGCCGGTTCATCATTGTAATATACAATGCAGTCATCATTTTGTGGTACAAGTTTGTCCCCGGTAATGGGGTTTAAGTCATTTTCAATTCTACTCAAAATCAGTTCATTCAGATTCGTCTTCATGTTGTTCCTTTTCTTTAAAATGTTCTATTAATTTTATTAATACTTCACCATGGCATGCTTTGGGTTTGCACCAGCATCCTAGTGTTTTTCCTTCTAATTCGTGTAATGTTTTCATTAATTCAGGTTGTCGAACTACCCACCATTTATACATTTCGATTGCTTCTTCTCTGGTATCTACTTTGTATTTGGCTAGAGCTTCACCCTTATGTGTAAATGGATTGCCCCACTTTGTAGGGCGGCCGATGTAAATATCAAACGGCTCTTTTTTCACGTGCACGCATTTCATTATAACCTCTTATTTTTTTGAGCGGAATGTCGGTAACGATCCGACGTCTTCACGTTGGCAACGTGATATAATGCCATTATACTAATCCCGCAATTTCTAGCCTATACCAAATCCCTGAACACGTTCGTAAAATTTTGGTTTATCTGTTGGTGCCCATTCCTTAGTCTCGGAATCATAAGAAAACCACTGTTCTCCATCTTCCCTTGGATATGGGTATATCCCAGGTTTAATGTGTTCAATAACAGCCAAATTATAATATCCATCTTCAGACAAGAATGTACCACCACCCATGATACAAGCGATGGCATCGGATTCTTCTGGATACCACGCCACACATCTTGTTTTTGTTTCTGGGACAAGATCATATGATAAATCTTCTGACCACATATCCATATCCCAAGCTTCCTTTGGCACATAAATCGTTGTAACTACATAAATTGATTTCATTTTAAATATCCGTTATTGTTCTGTGATTTTTATAGTTGTTCTGGAATTCCAGTAAATATTCTTCATTTACCGAATTCTCTCCAACCTTTTCAACTATCCAACCCTCTTCCCAATTACCATTGAGTTTCAATTTGATTGGTTTATTCTTTTTTGCAAATTTCCAAGGTATCCATGATACTTCTTTAATATTGCCTTTTGCTAGTGTACATTGTTTAAATAACATAATTTAGTCCCATAATGCATAAAAATTGTCTTTGAATAAATCAAAGGCCTTATCATGCTTTTCTTTACTAATAATTTCACAAGTATTTTTATCGCTATAATGTTTTTTCATGTGATCTGGCAATTTTGCATAATCCGTATCGAATATTGCAAATCCATTTACCATTTTTTCCGCCTCTTCAAAACCAGCAATCATTTCATCCAATGTATCTAACCAAGCTTGAAATCCATCATCCCGTTCTTTTTTTGTAGCGTCCGCTCCAACAAATGTTGAAGGTGCCCCATGTGTATCTTTTCTTAATTCTTTAAGGGGAGGAAGTATCACTTTAATAAAATGATAATCCAAGCTCCAAGATGCCGTATCGTCATAACCTCTAATTGCTCTCTGCAATGGACGTTTGATATACGTTCTGTATGGTGCATTATTGAAAAATCTATATACTGGCCAATATGTGTGATCAGTAATAGCATCCCAAATTTTGACAATCACTTTCCTGTCCGCCTTTTCTTGTTTCCAGCGAGCTTCCATTTCTTCAAATGTTTCAGCTTTATTTAATTTTCTTTTGGTCATAATTTTATCCTTTTTAGAGCTCTTAAACGGTTACGATCCGATGCTTTCAGATTACGAAACTGATGTACTACCGATTATACTATAAGAGCATTTGTGTCCTGCCGTGTGGAATCGAACCACAGTCACACCCATACCAAAGGTGTATTCTAACCTTCTAAACTACAGCAGGTTTTTACTTACCAACTTTCATATCAAAATTGGCGATTAAATTTTTCACTTTTAGAGGTTCCTCATGCATACCATCTAGAATATAAAATTTATTCAAAGTAGCTTTCTCGCCCATCATTTTTTGAAGCTTCACAGCTATTTCAAATAGTGTCTCATCATCGACTTCAAAATCAGCATTTATATCTACACAATATGTAAACAGAAGTGCTTCAATTATTGCATTCATTTCAACCTTATTTAACTTGTCCACAGTAACCTCCATTACCAAATAATTCGTTTAACATATAAAGCATCCAAATTGTCTGTAAGCCATACCCCATTTTCAGCTAAATAAAACGGGTGACCATCATTGTGCAATTTTAATGCGTCGATAACCAATATGGCCGGATCAGAACCTCTTCGTTTCCCAACCACTTCAGCGGTATTTTCATCCGCTGATAAATGTACATATTGTCTATTACCTTTATTCAATCCATTTTTCATAATCGAATCGATATTTTTAGGCGGTGTCCCATGATACAATATTTCCGGTGGAGCAATTGCTTGCAGTTTCAAATCTACTTCGATTGAATGACCTTGCATCGCTCTAACCTTTTCCCCAGTGATATCAAATGCGTATCTGATTTTTGGACCAGTACTCACTATTTCTTCTAACATTTCCATAGTAAATTTGCCAGTATCTAACAAATCTGATACATTGGCATATCCTTCAGCATCCAATGTAATATCGAATTGTTCTGGCTTGTGTCTCAATATGAGAGCTAGCAATTTACTTTTTTTAGTTAGATTAATTCCACTCACGTAATTTTACTCCACATCTTGGGCAGTTTTTATTCCACACCGCTCTGGTTTCCATAAAGCTAGGTGATACCATTGTATATTCCTTGTGTCCAAATATACGGCACCATAATTTTTTAAGCATTATTCTCTTTGTGCTCCTGCCTTTGGACTTCTTTTTTCTCATCATCTTCACGCTCTTTGGCAATCCGAGTGTATTCCTTCATTGTGAATCTGGCAACCCAATTGCCATCTTGATTCTTTTCTTGATGAACGGTAACATCATCTCTAATAATTTCCCTATACCGTTGACCTTCACTTATAACTTTAACTTCGCCCATAACTTTTCCTTATAATTTAATTTTGATTTGTACGAGTGGCAGGATTTGAACCGACGCTTGCCCAGGATGTCGACCTGGAGCTCTACCAGACTGAGCTACACCCGCATTTTTTACTCTTGTCCTATTGGACCTTCATATAAAATTTTACTGTCACCAGACCCACGCCAAGTAGTCTTTTCAACTCTGACCATATCGGTGTCAGTTTCCTTGTCATAGTAAGCGTAACATCTGATTGCTCCGCTCCATGATGCTGTATATGTTTCTATACCTGAATTCTTAGAACCACCACGACTGGTTTGTCCTCTATTACCTTGTACTGTGCCATAAAATTGTGACATATAACCTCCATTTTGTTTAGCTGATTCATAGGGATTCGAACCCCAACCTGACAGGCTCAGAACCTGCGATGCTACCGTTACACCATGAATCAATTTTTGCAGCGGCACCCAGAATCGAACTGGAATCACCGGGTTCAAAGCCCAGTATAATCAACCGTTATACTATACCGCTATTCTTATAATAAGTATCGGGTTATTCACCCAAAAGTTGTTCTTTTTTTTCAATGTACTCAAACAGTTCGGTATAATTGTCATCATAATTATATGGACACGCTTCAATAAATTCCAATGGTTTTGCAGTACCATATCGATCATTTTCATCCCAGTGAATTTCACCGTCTAAAAATCTATCACCAAATTTATATCGTATTCCATAGAACTGTGTTTTAAATCTACCGTCACCTTTGATACAAACACCGTAACCAAAGTTACGACCGTGAATCTTATAAAATCCACCGTGGACACATTCTTCTATTGTTATCCACTCGTTAATATGTTCTGCTCTCATTTTTCTTATCCTTTTAATTTGTAGGCCCACAGGGTAATGATCCCAGTTCTACGGTTTAAAAGACCGTTGCTTCACCATTAAAGCTTTAGGCCCAAATTGATTGGTAGAGCTACCCAATCGGCTTTGATACAATCTGGGGCTCTATCTCCCATGATCTCCACCTAATTTCTATCTTTACATTGATACTTGCGGTATTCCTTCCAGCTTCTTTTCCGGTGGAATTTATTATATGCATTACAGCCCCGATGTGGGTGACATAATGTACAATATCCTTCATCCATTGCTACTTTAAGTCGGTGGATTTTATTGAATAGTGGACTGTTATCAGTCCAATCATATTCATAATACGTTATTGATTTCATCATAGTTCTCCTTGTTAGGTTACTATGATGCTGTTCCTTTTTTCATATCAATTCCCTTTTGTCAATACCTGAAGATACAAGATTATTCTCACAAAGTCAAGCGTTATTTTAATTTAATTTCCTGTAAGCGGGGTTCTGTCCTTTAAACTTGCCATTGACCTATTTGCATCAACCTTGCTATTATAGAATTGCTCACCTTCTAAGCTATTTTGAATTACATCCTCACCAGTACGAACGACTATTTCGTGTCTTTCAGGGTTTCTGGTTTGGCATGATTACTACAAACCCTTTTTCTTTACTCATGCCCTAACAGCTTTAACATACAGTCTCCTGAGTTAAGCAACGATGACCCGACTTTCCTCTCCGTAGAGCGACAAGTCAGAAATTAAAATGTGAGGAAGGTAGAAGAATCGAACTCCTGCCCGTAAGGACACCCAAGGGTTCAAACCTTGTTGCCGGCCATTCAGCGGTACCTTCCATTTGTTAAATTATATTTATATCATATATCCGTTTTTCTATAATTAATGAATCGAGTTGAATAGAAACATCAATAGAATCGATGTCAAAATGAATAGAATCATACCACAGATCAACCCGCCATTGATAATCCAATTCCAAACTATCACATTGTGCTTCTTGGCGGCCATACAATAACCAATAATAATTAATATTATCATCGGAATATTCTTTAACATGTGCCGTTGTTGCATGAATTGATTTATTTACATTTATAATTTCAAATGAAATTCTATACATAAGTGTTTGTTCACCGTACCATTCTGAACTTACAATGAAATATTCAGTAGTATCGGTAATTATCGGATAAATAATGTCTTCAGTAATACATGGTTCTCCACATGACATTATTAACATTATAATTATTAATATTAGACTTAATTTTTGCAACATAATTTTATCCCCTTCTTTCCAATTGTCATGTCGTCTGTTGCAACATGTACTTAGAACATGTCTTAATTTTGACGATATTTAGACACGTTATTCGCTCATGTCTATATCTTAGACATGTTATTGTACTCCCAGCTGGACTTGAACCAACATCTCGACTTTATCAGAATCTGACCTGTTTATAAGACAGGGGCTTTACATTAAGCTATGGGAGCATGTGTACTCTCGGCAGGACTCGAACCTGCAACCTTTTGGGTCGAAACCAAGAACTCTATTCCAGTTGAGCTACGAGAGCATGTGTACTGGATGGGGGAATTGAACCCGCGCCTTCTCCATGTAAAAGAGAAATTCTACCATTAAACTAATCCAGCGTGTTGTGCTCCAGAGCAGACTTGAACTGCCATTCTTGGTATATCAGACCAAAGTTCTACCGTTGAACTACTGGAGAATGTATGTACCTCGAGTTGGAATTGAACCAACGACCTTTGGTTTATCAGACCAACGCTCTAACCAACTGAGCTACCGAGATAGGTGCGGACTCATGCGGTGTTTTGGGGGAAACTTTGCACAAGCCCTAAAAATTGATGTAAGTTGTGTAGTGATAACGAGATACATCTAATGTCGCAGTGGGGAGACTTGAACTCCCGAGTTGCCGAATATGAGCCGACACTTACACGCCTGTCTCACTGCGAAAATTGTGACTGGAATTTCGTTTGTAACCGAAGTGCACTTCATCATTACAATTGGCCGTTTCTCCCGATTCATTGTACGGCATTGATTCTAGGGTTATTCCGATTAAATGATAATTGTACCTATACCATTTAAAGTTGTCACATAGCGGCCTAAGCCAGATTCGAACTAGCAACGCGAGGTACTTCACACCTCCGCTCTACCATTGGAGCTATTAGGCCATATTTAATTTTTGTCCCGTTAGATGGAGTCGAACCAACATTGTCCATAGACGACGGCTTTACAGGCCGCGGGGCATCCACTTGCCCAATAACGGGTTGTGTACTCCCACAGGGATTCGAACCCCGACTAAAAGCTTAGAAGGCTCTTGTGCTAATCCTGTTACACTATGGGAGCAGTGCTTAATCTTTAAACTTGAACCATATTCTTCGGCCCACTTCGATGGTTGCACCGATTGAAATCATTGCCCCAGCCATAACAAGACCGTGAGACATTAAAGACAATCCAGCGATAAAGTACAATACAAATCTCAATGCTCCGAAATATGTAAATTCCCTATCTATTGCGTATCGTTCATCTACTGTCATTTTAATAACCCTTTCTTTTTAAATTTTGTACACCCGGTAGGTTACGATCCTACGACCTTGAGTTTAAGAGACTCCTGCTCTGCCAACTGAGCTACGGGTGCGTTTGTGCAGGGGTATCAGGATTCGAACCCGATCTTCATGGTTTTGGAGACCATCGTGCTACCGTTAAACACTATACCCCTATGTATGTAGTCCCCCAGGGAGTCGAACCCTGACATTGAACGGGTCTAAGCCGCACGCCTCTACCAGTTGGGCCAGAGGACCATTATTTGTTTTTGTAGCATTGGTGAGATTCGAACTCACACTGGACGATTTTTGAAACCGCTTTCTCTGCCGTTGGAATACAATGCCATTTACCTAATTTTAATTTTTGATTGTGGACACAATGGGAATCGAACCCATTACGATGTTATTCTAATTTTAAATAAGTGGAAATTGAATTTTGATCGTATCCGATATGTCCTTGGTAGGGTTGAGATTATACCCTTTATAGTATCCCTTTGGGAAGATTATTTATTCCTTCCTGTGTCCACGACAACCCGCTAGGGTCTATACTCTTGCGAGTAGTAAGATACCAGTCCCAGTAGGTTTAGCCTACCACTCTTATCGTTCAGGTTATCTCCACAGTTACTTATTGCTATTCAATCTTGCAGGACTGACTAAGGTTTTAACACCACTAGAACTTTCGCCATAAAACATCCGCACCTTGTGAGTTTGGTTGCCCCCGATTCATCCGAAGATGTCAGGGATTAGGGAATTTTGCTCCTAAACGCTGTCGGTCTTTTTACTTTTCAGTGAAGTGGGAATTGAACCCACACCAGTTCGCTTAGAATGCGAATTGCCTAACCAATGAGGCGATTCATGATGTATTGTGGATATTAGAATCTGCGCCGACCAGCGATGGCGTCCTCCCTTTTGAGGAACACATACCATTCAGATTCATACCATTTCCTGGATAAGGAATTTTAGCGGTTCTTAATTATTTCCAGTTTCACCCTGCGATGAAATGTTTAGTTATACATTACAATCCAGCGTTTTACCACTCATGCAATGCTTTCCCTAGAAAATACACATAATTACTAGAATCAAGCCCTCAGTATCCCTACCTTGAACAAGACGCTCTGGCAATCCCTATTGGATTTCTCCTCACCGGCTGTTCCACGACAACCAGATACAATCCTCTCGTTCCTGGTGGAATCTGAGGTTCATATGTTAAACCATTGTATAGATGTCTCCTATTACTAAGAGCGGCTGTTCTACGAGCCCTTTAGTCCCACTTTCGTAGGGTTATCTTCATCACCCGAAGGTGAAGCGAATCCATACATCCGAATTCTATAATTTCAAAAAACTTTGACACTCTTTCGTGTCGATGATCAATATACAAGATTTAAATGTAAAAGTCAAGCGTTTTTTTCAATTTTCTTAACTTTTTTTCTCATTCCGTATTTGTATATATATATTAGGTTATAAGCCCAAACACCATTTTTATTTCAAAAAAGTGATTTTATTTTAAGTACTCCCAGAAGGATTTGAACCTCCGACCCCTTGGTTCGTAGCCAAGTGCTCTATTCCAGCTGAGCTATGGGAGCGTGATTTTTACTTTTTGTACTGTATATTTCCACATGGAATTTTTATCATTTTGTTCCTTAACGTACGCTTTAGCGTCCGGTTTGGATTCGTATGCCGAGTCAATTTCTGAATCTCGGTTTCCATATTTTAATTTACTTAGTACCACATATACAATTTTCATTTTACCAGCCTTTTTTGTGTTTAGATTTACGATTATATTTAGTCTTATCCTTAAACACTTTCCGAGTTGGAATTGTGGTACGCATCTCAGGTCGGATGCGATTTTTGTCTTTTCTTATTAGTTTCTTTTTCATACCTGAAGATACAAGATTATATTGACAAAGTCAAGCGTTATTTTCGCTTATTTGAAAATAATTTTGATCCCCCGACCGGCCACGATCCGATACCAAAGCTTTACAAGAGCCTTATTCTGCCAATTAAACTACAGGGGAATTTGTATTGCTCATGCGGTAGGATTCGAACCTACGACGTCGCTCTCGCGAAACAGATTAACAGTCTGCCACCATCGGCCTCTCGGTCACACATGAATTTATATTTTTCTATAAGATTCTATTAATCCCATTTTAAACAATTCTTTTCCAGTAAGAATTTCCAATTCAAGTGGGAATCATTCCCACTTAGCTTCATCTTTTGGAGTCTTATAACCCTTTACTTCAACATATTGTTTTTGTTTAATCAAATAAAAATCTGGAGTATATCTATGCCCTTTATTTTCATATTCATAATAAAAATTTTCTTTTGGTCTTCTTCATAGGATATCATTATCATCTAATCATTTGGCATAATTTAATTCTCATTTGCCATATAATTTAACCATACCATTGCATTTACTATCATATAAATGTGTTCTACTTTTGGAAAATGAATTATGTCATGTTCCATCTTTAATTTTTTCATTTATAGTTTTTCGTATTTTTGATTTGGTTTCATCAGATACATTTTGTCTAGGATGACCATCGGTTACTTTTTTTATCCAATTATTTCTATTTGGATTTGATTTGCAACTAACACTATGCCCTCCTAATTTTCTACCATCATCAAATTTCATTCCACAATGTTTACAAATGCTATTACCAGACCCCTTAAATCTTTTTGCATTATCCATATAAATTTCCTCTTTATTATAAGTATTAAAGAATACAAAAATATACAGACTAACGCTCTAAATAGTTTTAAAATTTTTGCTCCGACGACAAGATTTGAACTTGCATTACCCTGTTTAACAAACAGACGCTTTACCCATTAGCTACGTCGGAAATTGGATTGGGTTTTTGAATAGAACCCTTCTGTAAACTATTATGGGGTGACTAGCGGGATTCGAACCCGCACTATCTGGGTCACAGCCGGACGTGCTAACCATTATCACTATAGCCACCATGTATGTTTTTTTGTTTGAGTACACGGTCAGAATCGAACTGACGTCCTCCGGGTTTGCAATCCAGTGCCTATGCCTCTCAGCCACGTGTACATTAATGGAAACCAATCTCTTTACTGAGCTACATTGCTTCTAGCTCCCCCGCCGAAACGGATCATCACTATAATGCAAAGACTGGAGTTGAACCAGTGACCACAAGTTTATCAGTCTGGTGCTCTTTTTAGGTTTCTCAATTGGATTCGAGGTAAGGAATTACACCTTTGTTTTTCTAATACAATGGTTCGTCAACCAAAGCATATACGCCTTTAACGCTCTCAAGTGTAGTTCCATAGGGGATCGAACCCTAATCTCGGGCTTGAGAAGCCCGTATCCTTTCCTTCTAGACGATGGAACCAATTGTCCAATTACGCGATTGGACTTTGGAATTTCAGTTTGATTTTCTAAACACGTGGTGTCAACTCCTTAAATACCAACGCTGCGTCGTCTATCGGGGAATCGAACCCCGCTCTCAGCCTTGAAAGGGCTGTGACATAAACCGATAGTCCAATAGACGCTGTGTAGCTCCAGAGGGGAACAATCCCTCTTCTCTGCCTTGAAAGGGCAGTA